CTTCAAAGTGGCAGCCGGTCTGAGTGCCGAGGTCCTTGTCGCCCGGCGTCTTGCCGGCGGCGGCGAGCCAGTCGGCGGTGCGTTGAAAGTTTGATTTCATCATTTAACTTTTTGTTGATGTGCCAACAAATTGTAGCACATTAAACCAGCGTCGCACGCAATATGCGCGGACGATTGAAATTGCCGTGTAGATCCAGCCCAGAGCAAAGTTCTCGCCCGCTGTGATCGTGGCTCCAACCATTGGCAGCAGCGCAAAGTTGGCCAGAAAGTTGACCGTGAATCCGATTGCGATGTTGGTCCAGGCTTCGATGATGGCGCCGCGCGGCGTCTGGCCGACGCCGGTGTTTGTCCGGTAGGCGTTTGCCGTGAAGATCACGACAAACACCCACGACCAGATGCCGAGGATGGTGAGCAAGCTCATGCGTGCTCGACCTCCACACCGTACTCAAGCGCCACACCAACGGCATGCTTCAGCCTGCCGATGCTGCCGCTGTTGTCGATGACGTAGTCGTACGGCAGGCTGGCGATCAGGTCCTCGCTGGCATGCGCACGCACGGGCTCGACGCCGGGGCGGATGATCTTCCAGATGACACCGCCCTGGGCCTTGATCCAGGCAGCTTCATTTGGGAAGCGCACGTCGCTGATGACGACACCCTTGCTGTCGTACTTCTGGTACATGGCCGCCTTGGCGCCGGCAATCTTGAGCCACAGATCAGGGTCAATTGCCCGACCCCATTCGGTGCCCAGCTGCTGGGCCAGTGTGCGGTAGCTGGCGCCGATCTCTGGGATGGGCACTTCCTTGCGGCCGCGGTCAGTCATCCAGCCACTGTCGACGCCGATGGTGTCAAACAACGCGCTGAGCATGTCGCGGATCGGGTCAGCAAAGGCGAGGCCGTCGATCTCGTGATGCCGCTCGAGAATCTCGCGCACCGTGTCTTTGCCGCTGCCGGCGTAGCCTGTCAGGCCAATCAGGAGGGGCTTGGTCATACTGATGCGAGGATGTTGCGTTGTCCGCTGGGTTGCATAGGCGACACCAGGCCATTGGTTTCCATTTGCTCGAGCAGGCGTGCTGCTGCGTTGTAGCCGATCTTCAGGTGGCGCTGGATCAGCGAGATGCTGGCCTTCTGCTCGCTCATCACGATCTCGACGGCTTTGTCGTACAAGTCGCCGGTGTCGGCAGCTTCGGTCTGAGGTGCTTCATTGGGCTCGTCGACGGACATCAGGCCGCCCATCTCGTTGATCAGATGAGCCGCCAGGTCTGTGAGTGCGGCGCCTACCAGCACGCAGTTGGCGTCGAACCCGTCAGCCTCTTCCACCTTGTCTGCGTCGGGCACACTGAACTCGATCTTGCGCAGCGTCAGCCCGTCAGTCAGGACAAAGCTGGTGTCGTTGTAGTTGGACAGCGCGAGCTTGGTGGGCAGCTTGCCCTCGGTGACGTGCTTGCGCACCTCATCGGTGTGCAGGCTGTGGTTCTTGAAGGTGACCTTGGCAGCGTCTTCGCCGGTTGACTTGAGCTCGCACTCGCGGCCGACAACAAAGTCACAGTACTCGTCGATCTCATCCAGCAGGCACTCGATCATGAAGTGCGCCGGAGTGTTGACGGTCTGCACCAGGGCGACCTCGAGGCCAGCACGCACCAGCAAGGTGACGACGTCGTCTGCTGCGCCCTGGGATGTGGCATCAATGAAGATCAGGCCAGTGACCTTGTCGATCATCACCATGACGTCCTTGCGCTTGGGGAAAGCCTGCGGCAGGAGCTCGATCAGGGCGTTCTCTTTGAGCTCGCGCTTCTCTTTCTTACCAGGCTTGCGGCCAGTCAGCTGCTCGATCTGCTCGCACGCGGCGTCGACGGCTTTGGCGATCTCGCTCGAGGGGACGGCCTTGGTCTCAATGGCGGCCTTCACAAACCATCGGCCATGCACCGCCTCGACCAAGGCGCCATTCGCCTCGCGAGGAGGGGTCCACCCGATGGACTTGTCTTGAGTTGCACCACAAGGGGCGAAGGTGGCCGCATCCATGTTGTCGGCCATTTCGTCTGGCAACTTGACCAGGCGGTAAATGATTGCGTTCTTGAACATCTTGCTTCCTAAAGGCGGGCCTACTTGCGCTGCTTTCGGCCCTATTTGTTACGCCGCTGCCGGAGCCTCGGTGTTCTCGCCGCCGGTGTCGCCGTCGGATTCGGTGGCGGTGTTCACCAGGCCGGTCTCGGATGCCGAGGTGCCATCGGATTCAGCGAGCATGTCGTTGGTGCTGGTTTCGACTGGCGTATCGACCACAGGCAGCTCGATGGTCTTGGCCGCCTGGCCGATTTGGTAGGGCATCCAAGTGGCGTGCGCGCTGTTGGGGCGCTCTTCGCCGGGCTGCACCAGATGCACATTGCTGCGCTGCTGGGTGTTGCCGTACGCGTCGAACACGGCCAGGTTCACCAGTCGGTCGGTGTGAATGCCGGCGACGATGGCGGCCAGGGGTTGGCCATTCAGGCGGCCGATGCCGTCGTGCTCAGCTGGGTAGAACCAGACGATTCTTCCGGGTGATGGGGGGATCAGGGCTTCAGTTGTCATGTGCGTTCCTTTCGAGGTAGTTGATTGCACTGTTTAAAATCTTGATGTTGTCTTGGAATAATCCAAGCGCTCGGTTGCAATGGGAGCAGAGTAGTCCGCGTACTTTTCCAGTCCCATGGTCATGATCAACCGGCATGCTTGCCACCTCTTTGGTGTACCCATTGAGTGCTCGCTCCGGCTGCTTGCATATCGCGCAAACGCCGTTTTGCTCAGCAAGCATCGCTTCGTATTCCTCGATGCTGATGCCGAACTTTTTTCGCAGAACCATACTCCTGCGAAGATGTGGCGCTTCTTTGTGGCGGTCCACCTTCTTGCGGGCGATGTGCTCCTTGTTTGCAACGTAATATGCATGTCGCTTTTCTCGAGCCGATTCGCTGTTGAATACCGCGGACTTTCTGTACGCGCGCTGACGTGCATTCATGCACTCTTTGCAGATGTTTGCATGTCCGTCTGGCGACGCCGCGTTCTTGTGAAACGCGTCGATCAGCTTTTCGGTGTGGCAGGTGTTACACGTCTTCATGCTTGGATTGATTACTTCTTGCTGTAAAGCCAGACCATCACCATCACGCCGACCATAAAGCCAACGAGGAGTGACCCAATCACCCACTCGACGATGGAGCCGAAGTTGATAGTCGCGATCATTTGGCAATCTTTGGCAGTGGGTATGGCACCTTATTAGTGGCCTGGCAGTGACCGTCGTCAGCGGCGAAGGGCTTGGTCTTGAAGTCTTTGTCTTCCAGGCAGCCAGTGTTGGCAGACACGGTCGAGCACTTCACTTTGACCAGCTGAGTTTTCTCTGGGTTGATGAATTCCATGGTTGCCCAGCCGTCGCCTTGGGGGCACGAGTTTTCCTGCGTGGAATCACCGCGGCCGACAATGTCCCAGCCCTTGTAGAGGACGTTGTCTTGGCGGTACTTCTGCGCGTTCCACAGAGCGTTCTCGCGGGCAGTGCCTTTGGCTTCCTCGAGAGAATTGAAGGACACCTCTTGCTTGCCGCAAGCGGCGAGGGTGAAGGCGGCAATCAGGGCCGCGATGGTTGCAATGAATTTCACGATGGTTTCCTTGGTGGTTTGGTTGAGTTATCGATGGGCGGACGATGAGTTATCGATCCGCCCGTGACCCGTCAGAACGGGATGTCGTCGTCCATGTCATCGAAGCCGCCGCTGTGTTGCGGCTGCTGGCGCTGTTGGCCTTGGGCTTGCGGACGCTGCTGCTGACGCGGCGCGTTGCCTTGGCTGCCTTGCTGACGTGGAGCGTTCTGCTGCCCGCCGCCTTGGCCCTGCTCGCGACCGCCAAGCATTTGCATGGAGTCGGCGCGGATCTCGGTGACGAATTTCTCGACGCCATCCTTGTCGTTGTACTTGCGGGTGCGCAGGCTGCCTTCAACGTAAATCGGGCTGCCTTTGTGCAGGTACTGACCGACGATCTCAGCGAGCTTTCCGAAGAAGCTGATGCGATGCCATTCGGTGTTTTCCTTCTGCTCACCGGTTTGCTTGTCTTTCCACTTGTCAGTGGTTGCAACATTGATGTTTACCGCCGCGTCGCCGTTGGGCAAGTAGCGGACTTCGGGGTCTTTCCCAAGGTTGCCGACGATGATGACCTTGTTCACGGATGCCATTTCTTCTGGCCTTTCTTCACTTGTAGTACTGAGAGAGCTGGTTGTGCATCTGAGTAAGCGCGACCAGCTTGGGGTTGCTCTGGCCTGCCAATTTGCATGCTTGGCCAGCGAGCTTCTTAAATGCGACGGCGTTGTCGTAAGACCCGCCATTCACACTGTCTGGAACGCGGCGCAGCATCTCTTTGATGCGGCCGCGGTAGTATTCGGTTTGTGTCTTTTCATCTATGCTGTTGATTATGCCAACAAAATGTTGGTACGCCAGCAAAAAATTAAAAGTCCGACTGATTTGGTTGGGCTTTCCGGACGCCACGAGAAAAGTCGCCGTAGGCATCCTTCAGCTTCAGGTAGAACGCCCGCACTGACAGCGGCTCGTTCACAACGCGATCGGCGCCGCGAACGCGTGCAAGCACGAGCTCCCGGTCGACTGTCTCTTTGTTGCTGGACATCTCCAGCTTTGCCAGCTTTCGCAAGCGGCGGGCCATTTTTCCATTCATCGATTTCTCTCTTTCTGTTACGTGGTGGCGCTTACGACATACGCCGACGGTGCCGCCCGGAACTCCCGGGCCTTCCCCTCCGCTACGCAGAGGAGCCGTCCGATTCAAGCATTCAGTCTTTGTAGCGGAGCGAGATCGCCTTCATGCTCCAGTTGCTGTTGATTGACCTGATCACCAATCCCTCACCAGGCTTGCCTTTGGCGTACTCGACGCTGTCGGCCATCTCACGGATCTTGTCGGGGTCGACATACCCATGGCCAGCCGCAACGATGCGAGCCATTGGCAGGCCAAGGTACTGGCACACACCAACGAGCGCGCCGTAATGAACCCGCTCGCGGCTCTGCACGTCGTGCAGCGTGAATGCGCGGATCTCGATCTCGCTCAGGCCCATTGGGTTGCCTTGGATGCCGGGGCCAACCACCTCGAATTGCAGGGCGAACCGGCGCGGCAAGAGCTCCAGGCCGTATTTGCGTGCAGCCTGCCAGTACACATTGCCGGCGCCGGTGGCTGTGAACTCTTTGAGCTCGAGGTTGCGGCTGCAAACGTGCATGCCATCGTCGTCATTCCAGACTGTGCAGCTGGTGCCGTCAGCCTTCTCGGTGGCCACCCAGTCCCAGCCAGTCATGAGCTCTTCCAGGTCGCGGATGCGCTGGAAGTTTTCCTCGTTGGTCTTTGGAATGAAGCTCGGGAAGTTGCCCTTCACATCGCCGGCGATGGCGGCGGGGATCGGCTTCTCGTGCTTCTTCACGCCAAGCGCCTCGGTCAGGTCTGTGCCATCTTCGTACAGTGTTTCGCCGAGGATCGTCGGCACGATCACGCACTCACTGGGCACACCCTTAAAGCGAGCCATGCGCACGCGCCACTTGTGCTTGGACATAAATGCCCAGCGCTCATTCTCAGGAAGCACCGCGTCCTGCAGGAAGACAAGCACCTTGTCGTCCTCACCGATGTCCTTGCCAACGACACCGGACCATTGGCCCTCATCGCCGCAATCAACGATTGCCTGGTGAATGCGGTCTGCGCCGTCGATTGCTTTTGTGGCCGTCACGCGGCCGATTACTGCGAGTGTCATTGCTGCTGCTCTTTCTGTTGTTGCATTCGTTGCTTCAGTTTCTCTTGCATCCCTGCAAGGTCGTATGGATTGATCTGCTCAAATTCCTTGGCTGCATGCCAGGCCCAAGCCTTCCATCCAGGAAGCCCGGCCAACCTGACCAGGCGCTCAAGGATGGCGTCCGCCTGGCTCAGCGCTTCTCCAGCCATGCCGTGCTTGCCCACTCACGCTCCTGGCGGCCTGACGCTGATGTGACGTGCTTGCCTGTGGGCTTTGCGTGCCCCTCACGCTCAAGCTCAGGCAGCCGGCGGCACACAGCCACTCCGTCGATTCCCGTGTGCTTGGCGATGCCGTCCTTGCCCAGCGGGCCGACGGTGCTCAGGCACAGCAGGATCGCGCTTGCGTGACGCTTGGCCAGCTCCTTGGCATCGTCTGCTGCCATGTAGCTGGTGATGGGGTCCGATGCACGGACGCGGGGGTGATCGTCGCTAAGTTCCATGATGGCTCCCCTTAAACGTACTGCTTGGCGATCCAGCCGATGGCGACGCAAACCAGTGGCTGCAGGGCAAGGCTCACAAGCTCTTTCCAGCCCTTGTTTTCGGATGGCTTGCTGCGCCTGGGTCGGATCACTGCCACTGTTGCAGCCAGTCCGATGGCTGCAGCAATCCCAAGTGCTGGCGCCCCAAGCGGAACAACGAACCATCCCCACAGGGTGCTGATGGCCCAGCCTTGCTCCACCAACAAAAGACTGATGACGGCGACCACAAAGGCCACCGAGAAAATTCCGACAATTGCTTTCATGCTGCTGCTTTCTGTGTTGCGAGTTCTTGAATTTCCTTGACGGTCACTGCGACCTCAGCCAGGAACTTGGATACGCCGGCGTCGAGCTCGGCGATGATCTTGTCGTCCCAGTGGACGCGAGTGATGTGCGTCTGCAGGGACTCGGGCATGTCTTCGCAGTAGGAAACAAAGTCGTTCCACTTGCGCTTGGCGACCCACATCTCGCCGTAGACCTGCCACTTGTATTCAGCCGGCGGCTGGCCATCGAGTTTCAGGTATTCCCAGTGAATCGATGGGATCGGGCACTTGAACTCGACCATGCCATCGGCGCCAATCAGGCCGTCTGGCGAGACTCCGCACTTGAGGAAGTCGTGCGGAATGAAAGGCACCTCTTCGACGATGTGGCCAGTGATGGACTCGTAGGCCATGCGAGCAAAGGGCTCGAGCTCTTTGCCGCGCTCGGTGTGCGCATTGCCGCTAAAGGTGCTCTTGGCCACCTTGCCGGTGACAAGCTCCAGCGCCAGGCGCATGCGGTAGTTGCGGCGCCCAGTTGCCTCGGCGCCACCTTTGCCGGTGGCCATCACGTCGGCAAAGTGACTGCCGGTGGCCAAGCC